CGGTTTTAGCCGATAGCGAGATGATTGTTGGTGATGGTTCTACGGATCCTGTTGCCGAAAGCGGAGCGACTTTGCGGACCTCCATTGGGGTTGGGACAGGAGACAGTCCGCAATTTACAGCGGTAAATGTCGGAGCCGCTACTGACACAACCCTGGCTAGGTCAGGTGCTGGTGATCTAACAGTAGAAGGTAATGCAATTTATCGAGCCGGTGGCACCGACGTCCCTGTAGCTGATGGGGGAACGGGGGCAAGCTCATTAACCGACGGTGGCGTGTTGCTGGGGTCAGGCACCGGCGCAATTACAGCAATGAGCGTACTTGCTGACAGCGAAATTATCGTTGGGGATGGCAGTGGCGACCCCGTTGCCGAAAGCGGAGCAACTCTACGAACCTCAATTGGAGTTGGAACAGGAGATAGTCCGCAGTTCACGGCAGTAAATATTGGGGCGGCAACTGACACAACCCTAGCTAGGTCCGGTGCCGGAGATTTGACGGTAGAAGGCAACGCGATCTATCGAGCTGGTGGAACAGACGTACCCGTCGCAGATGGAGGCACAGGTGCGTCTACCCTGACTGCGAACTACGCGCTACTGGGAAACGGTACTTCAGCTCCCCAGATGATAGCTCCAGGGTCCAGTGGGAATGTTTTAACGTCTGATGGCAGTACCTGGGCAAGTGCTGCTGCTGGTGGTGGGGGCAAAGTTTTGCAAGTTATTACAGGGACAACAACCACCGAGGTCTCTGTCAGCAGCACTACTCTAACGGATACTGGGTTGACCGCAGCGATAACTTGTGCCGCGACCAGTAGCAAGGTGCTTGTATTAGTTTCGCAAAGTGTGGATCACAATTCTAGGTCAGTAGGACGATTGGTAATCCTTCGAGGCACCACCAATATATGGGACGCCATAGGTGTGGGCGATACTGATAATCAGCGAACTTATCATTTCATGCCCTATCTAGATTCTCCTTCCAGTACGAGTGAACTAACTTATAAAACCCAGATGTCTAGATTTGACCAATCGGGAACCATCAACATTCAAAGAAATGATGAGGGGTCCGCAGGTAAATCAACAATCGTTTTAGTGGAGATCGGAGCATGAGTTACTTAGAAACAGGGTCAGTTATTCAAGCCATCAAGGCAATTAATCCAGACGCGGGATGCTCTGTCGTTGACAACGACCCAGACCGGATTACTTGGGACAATGAATCTGATGTGATTACAAAGGCGGATATCCTGGCGAAGGTAGAATCTTTTCAGTATCACAGTAAAAGAAAAAATGAATATCCTGAGCTAAAGGAACAACTCGACCAGATATACCATGACTTTGATGGATGGAAAGCGAGCATCAAAGCTATCAAGGATAAATACCCTAAACCGTGACATTTATGGGGTTTGGCGGTTAGCGTCCGCATAATTATAGGAAAGAGTTATGGCTTCCACATTTACAACAAATTATGGCTTCGAAGAAATGGCTACTGGCGACCAGTCAGGAGCCTGGGGGACCACCACTAACTTCAATTACGACATTATTGACCGAATAGCGTCTTACGGGTCAGTAGCTCTTTCAAGTACGACGCATACTCTGACGGTGCGGGAAGCCTCTCCAGGGGCTGGGACTGAAAACCTGCAGGACGGGATGTACCGGGTTATTAAGTTCACTGGCGCTCTTGGGGGGGATAACACGGTCACTATCGCGCCCAACACTACTACGGCGTTTTTCATCTTTACGAATGCGACCACAGACTCTGGGTCCAGCGGTCCATACAGTGTAATTCTCAGTCAAGGTTCAGGGGCGAACATAACTGTCACTAACGGTTCGAGTGCCATCGTCTACTGCGACGGTGCTGGTAGCGGGGCGGCCGTAGTCAACGCGCTATCTAACCCTGTTTTTGGGACGGTGAGCCTTACCAGTGACACAGCCGCTGGGGATGATGCGGCCATAGGGTATACGAGTGCTGAAGGACTCATCCTTACCGGCCAAGGCTCTACCAACGATGTAACGATTAAGAATGATGCGGATGCCGATGTAATTACGATTGCGACTGGTGCAACAAACGTAGATATCGTAGGGGATGTCACTGCCTCCACAGTAAATGCTGATGGGGATACGGCGGCCTCAGACAAGGCGGCAATGGGATATACCGCCGCAGAAGGGCTAATTTTAACCGGGCAGGGCTCGACCAACGACGTAACCATCAAAAATGACGCTGACGCAGCGGTTATTAAAATCGCAACGGGTGGAACGGGCGTAGAGATAGTTGGCGCTCTGACTTTAGGAACTGATCTGAGCGTAGCTAATGGGGGAACTGGAGCATCTACGCTAACGGCTAATTCCGTGTTGCTTGGGAATGGAACCTCTGCCCCCCAGATGATAGCCCCATCGACCTCCGGCAATGTTTTGACTTCTGATGGCAGCACTTGGGCAAGTGTTGCGGGGGGTAAGGTAATACAGGTAGTTACCGGAACAACGACTACTCAAGTTGACACCTCCAGCACGACTCTTGTTGACACTGGGCTCAGCGCGGCTATCACCCCCTCTGCCACATCCAGTAAAGTTCTGTGCCTAATCTCGCAAAGTGTATCTCATAATAGCCGGTCAGTCGGTAGGTTGGTTCTGCTGCGAACCACAACAAATATTTACGACACTATAGAGGTCGGTGACGCCGATAATCAGCGTACTTTACATTTTGCAGCGTTCTTGGATTCCCCCTCTACGACAAGCGCGACTACGTATAAAACACAAATGGCTAGATTTGACCAGTCAGGTACCATTAACATTCAAAGAAACGACAGTGGTTCCGCGGGCAAATCAACAATCATTCTTGCGGAGATTGGAGCATGAGTAATCCAGATGTAGATTCGATAATTGCAGAACTATCAAAGCTAAATGGGCGAAAATCTTCTGTGGGCGCTCACGATCAGATGAGAGTTGATTGAGGCTGAGAATGGAGCCGATTCACGATATCCAAATGCGATTAAGCACGCACGAAGCAGTTTGCTCTGAACGCTGGAAGGAGACCATCGAGCGTATTAAACGCTTAGAAGTGATAATGATTTCATGCGCTGGGGGCGGGATTGCATTGCTCATCGCCATGCTGTGGAAACTCTAACCTGAAGGCTTGACGCTATGTTTCAAGCACTGCTTCCAGGATTGATGCCCATCGTAGGCGATGTGCTGAAACGGTTTTTGCCGGAGGACAAAGAAGCTCGGGCCGAGGCAGAGAGAGCGCTAGAATCTAGCCTGGCTACGCATTTGGCGCAGATTGACCTCGCACAGTTAGAGATAAACAGGACCGAGGCTGAGCACAGGTCTGTATTTGTAGCGGGATGGCGTCCCTTTATTGGGTGGACCTGCGGAGTCGCCATCGGATGGACCTACGTGGCGCAGCCTTTTCTCACATTTGCTCTAGCGCATTTCGGTATGCTGGCTGAGCTGCCGGTTCTTGATTTAAGCCAGATGATGCCCCTATTGATGGGCATGCTTGGACTCGGCGGCTTACGAACGTTTGAGAAATTTAAAAGGGTGAGCAAATAGATGCCTCTCCAAGCGCTAAATATAAAGCCCGGCATAGTCACCGACATCGATGACTATACTGCAGCGAGGGTGGGACCATATTGGGTCGATTGCGACAAAGTCAGGTTTGTAAATGGGCTGCCTCAAAAAATAGGCGGCTGGCAAAAGCAAACCACCATCCCCACCACGCTTACCTCTGCAACGACCCTGACAGCAGGTAAATGCCGCACGCTCGCTAACTGGCGTCTCCTAAGCGGCAGCGATGTCGTGGCCGCCGGAACAGATAAACAGTTACTGATTCTCCAGAACGGCACCTGGTACGACATCACCCCGGCCAGAGCTTCAGCGACTCTCGGGGCGAACCCCATCACTACCAGCGACGGCTCCACGACGGTTACGGTTACGCACACTAGCCATGGGGCCACCACCGGGGAGATTGTTTCGTTCTCCGGCGCAGCGGCGGTTAATGGAGTCACCCTCGTGGGGGCGTATGAGCTGACCAAGGTGGACGCCAACTCGTACACGGTAATTGCCGCTGAGACAGCTAGCGGGTCGGGAGCTGGCGGTGGTAGCTCCGTTGTCGCCACGTACTTGATCGGATATGACGAAGGCATGCTGACTGAGAGCGCAGCATTCGCCTTAGGCTGGGGCACCGGTACATGGGGGCTCAGTACCTGGGGTACGGCCAGAAGCTCCTCCAACGTCGTCCTGGACCTCTCACAGTGGTCATTCTCGCTGTGGGGAGAAGACCTGATTGCGACGGTGCATGACTACAAGATTTATGTCTGGGATGCGAGCGCAGGCGTGGGCACGAGAGCGGCGGTAGTTTCTGCATCCGAAGTCACGCAGAACGTACTGACCAGCGTGTCTTTTCCAGACCGGCATGTAATCGCTCACGGCTCGTACAACACCAGCACATCACTACAGGACAAGATGCTCGTGCGCTGGTCTGACCAGGAGAGCTACTCATCCTGGACTGCGAGCACCTCAAACAGCGCAGGCTCCCAGCGTCTGCAGGTGGGCACTCAGATAGTCGCGGTGGTAACCACTCGCGAGGCGACATTTATCGGAACCGATGATGCCGTGTACGAGATGCAGTTCGTGGGGCCTCCATTTATATTTGCGTTCAGCTTAGTAGGCACCGGCTGCGGTCCCGCCAGTCAGCGGGCGATGGTCAGCGAGGGTGGGGTGGTTTACTGGATGGGGAAGACCAATTTCTTTGTATTTGATGGCCAGGTCAAGGAGCTTCCATCGTCTATTCAGTATTACGTTTACGACAACATTAACCGCCAGCAGGTCCAGAAAGTCTTCGGCTCGCTGAACCGTAAATTTCAGGAGATTATCTGGTTTTACGTTAGCACGTCTTCTTCTGACGGGGAGCCCGACAAATACATCACGTACAACTATGAGACGGGCACCTGGGCCATCGGTACCCTAGACAGAACCGCCTGGCACGACTCGTTTGGAGCGCGCACAGTGCCGTTTGCGACCTCTCAAGATGGGTTCATGTACAATCAGGAGACCGGCACAGATGATGATGACTCGGCAATGGAGCCATATATAGAAAGTTCGAGCATTGAATTTGACGCTCAGGGCGCCCCGGATGGCACGAACACGTTTCTCGTGGACAAGGTCGTCCCGGCCGGGACCATTACCGGCTCAGTGGAGATGACCTTGAAATCCAAGCTCTACCCTCAAGATGCTACTGAGCTATCCAAGGGACCATTCACTATTTCTCCCACCACTACCAAGGTGAGCCTGCGAGCCAAAGGCAGACAAATGAAGCTCCGGCTGGCAAGCTCAGCTAAACTCGATAACTGGGAGATGGGGACGTTTCGAGTGAACATACGACCGGATGGGCAGCGATGAGCGGCGCACGCAGAGGACGGCTTCCGTCGCCCCCAAACATTTATGACCAGCGATGGGCGAATCAGCTCACCAATCAGCTAGAGCAGAACTTGGCTGCCACAAACCTGGCTGCCAGCAGCGCTCGATACATCGTCACTAACGTGACGCTAGACCGTGAATATGACGCGGACTCGACCTCTACGGCCGAGATTGCTGATGTCCTCGGCACGCTAATCACGGACCTGCGAGAACGAGGAGTAATCGGCTAATGGCTAATGGGGCTCTTTCGATCATTCCGAATCAACCGGGAGTAGCTCCCATCACATCACAATCTGGAGATGGACTCTCTTACCCTGTGTATCAGAGCGTTGCCACGGGTGAGACCGAGGCCGACCCTGAAGGGGTAATGGTGAGATGGGTCAAAAGTATCGTGACTGGCGAGAAAACTTACGACCCAAGTCTGACTGAAGACCAGCAGTTCGCGGATGCCCTACGCCAACAAGCCCCTCAAGAATTAGCTCAGCAAGGAATAGCTCCTGGGTTAGCGCAAGCAGCTCTCGGTGTAATCGGAGGAGCTGCCTTAAATCCCAATGCCTTGAACGTGGCACAGGGTCAGGGGTTAATCGGGCTCCCGCAGAATCAAGCGCAGGAATACATTACTAATTATGGCTTAGATCCTGTTAAGACGAGCGGCGGCAACACGTACTTTAATACCGCAGCGTTTAATGAAGCCACCTATGTGCCCGGATTAGACCCAGGTCAGGCGTTTCCTTCCGGTCCGCCAGATTTTACATATGAGACTGGGGTGGGCACCTTGTTCAGCTCGCAAGGCTCTCCGGAGGGATGGCAGATGCCATCCTGGGGCGGCACTGCAGTTAGTTTCTTCGCAAATTTAGGCTCCAGCCTTATCGGTGGAGCGTCCCCCAAGCAAGCCATTAAAACGGCAGCACTAGGTACTGCCGGAGCAGTCGCAGGAGGATTTATCGGGTCTTCATTCGGTCCCCTTGGCACCGCCGTGGGGTCCATGCTTGGAAGTACAGCCGCCAACCTGGTTGGGAGCGGCAGTATTATCTGTACCGAGCTGCACCGGCAAGGGAAAATAAGCGACACGCAACGGCGAATCCTGACCCACTACACGCTACGCAACATGACGCCCACCCATTTCAAGGGCTACTACATCTGGGCGCCCCCAGTGGTCAAGCAGTTGAAGCAAGGCAGGCTCGTGGGGCTGTTCACATTTTTAATCAACCGTTGGACTAACCATATTCTGTACCAGGGCGGTATCCGCAAGAAGCGGGACTGGACTGGCCAAATTATTGCGTCAGTCGGTGAGAGGCTGACCTGGGCTCTCGGACGCGCATACGAGTTGACTGAGAAGAGGAGAACAGAGCATGCCCACGCCTGAAGAAATGGAAGCCATGATGGCTCAGCAGGGGCCGACTTTAAATGAAGGGATGGGACCGGAAGCAGCGCAAGCTATGCTGCAGCCGGATGATGAAGTGCGGATGATCATCATGTCTCGGCTGGAGTCATTGACGCCAGAAGAGCTGCAGATTTTGAATCGCCTGATCGATGGCAATTCTGCTCGCATCCTGCTCAAAATCCTACCGGAGCTGGAAGACCTGATTGGCGCAGCAGTGGCCAGACGAGGTTCCAGGATGGCAGACGCCTTTGGCCCTGCGGGCGCCCCTGCGGGCGCATTGGCACAGATGTAGTGGTTGAGGTACGGCCAGCGACGATATTTGACTGTTCACATCTGTACGCCATGCTGGTTCAGATGCACAACGAAGCGGATATCAAGTTAGCCGAAATCAACCCGATAAAATTTTCAGAAACAGTTTCTCGCGCAGTGACGCATGGAGTAGTCCTGGTGGCAGTTGAAGATAAAAAGATAATCGGCTCCATCGGTGGAATGAGTTCCACTGAGTGGTGGTCTGATGAGCCTCTGCTGGGAGACCTGTGGTTTTACGTCTACCCAGCGCATCGAGTTTCTCGGGCAGCCATCATGCTGATCAGGAAATTTCTCGACGTAGGGAAAGGCATGCACATTAAGCTGGGCCACATTTATGGCGGAGACAAACCCCGTAAAGACCATTTCTATGCAAAACTGGGATTGAGCCTTGCCGGGAGCACCTACATTTTGGAGAAAACCTGATGGGTGGACTTTGCACACAAAACGTCCAGACGCTGCCTGACCCTAAATCAATTCTGAAAGACACTCAGATCCCAGAGTGGGTCAGCCAGGGAGGACAGCAGCTCTTCGGACAAGCGGCTGAGCTTGCTCAAGGCGAGTTCCCTCTGTTTGGCGGGAAACGTATCGCACCGCTCACCGCGCAGGAGCAGGCCGGTCTCCAGGTCTTGGAAGACGACTCCGGTGTGTATAAGCCGTTTCTCCAGACTGGCGCCGGGTTGGCCGCGCAGATCGGGCAGCAAGAAATTACGCCGGAGGCATTTGGTGCCGCTCAGCTGGCGCAGTATCAGCCAGCATTCCAGCAAGCCATCGACCCCGCTCTTGAAGATGTTACGGAAACATTCGAGAAACGCAGACGAGCCCTGGGCACAGCGGCCGGAGAAATCGGGGCCTTCGGGGACCGCGCAGATTTAGAGCGAGCAGAGCTGACCCGCGGAGAAGCCCGAGAGCGGGGCAGGCTGCAGAGCGAAGCGGGCAGACAGGCGCTTGAATTCTCGGCCGCGCAGTTTGAGCGAGACAGAGCCGCGGAACAGCGGTCCTTCGACCTCAACCAAGCATCCCGGCAGATGGCTCAGCAAGCATTCACCAGCATGGCACCGCTGGCCCAACAGTTGAGTCAGCAGGAAGCCCAGGGGCTAATCGGCGCCGGTGAGGCGCAGCGTATGCTGGAGCAGCAAGCGCTAGAAGTCGCCTACAAGGACTACGTCGAACAGCGAGAGTACCCATTCACGGCTCTAAACTTTGCGCTGGGAGCGCTGAAAGGGCTGCCGTTCGAGACCCGAGAATTTACCATGCAGAGAGGTAACCAGTTCATCCCCTCTCCCTCAGTTTACGGTCAGACGCTAGGCGGATTGGGCTCCTTATATTCAGCGTATCGGCTGTTTAATCCTAAGCCTGGTGCGGTGACTCCGTAGATGGCAGACACCACCGACATTCTCAATAGCATTAGGGACGCTGAACTTGCTTTAGGCGGCGCGACCGGACTGGAGGATGCTATGTCGTATGAAGCCTTGGAAGAGTTGCTCAAGGAGCAGATTCCTGTCCCTCGAAGAAAGCCGGAAAGCCTGGAAGAAATTCGTGAAGCATGGCGCGAAGATGACGAGCAGAAGCTGTTTGAGCAGCTTACGCGAGCACAGAATATAGCTAGACTAAAACGTCAGCTGGACGCAGACGCAGGCCCCCTTACAGACGAAGTTGAGAGAGTCGTAGTAGGAGCTAGTGATATGACAACACCGCCACCCCCCGAGCAGCTGCTTCTTGGGGCTTCAAGCAGTGACGCGAATGGCTTAGGACCAGACGGAGCCTTAGCGAATATAACTGATAGCGACGCTTATAAGTTTTACACGGCGGCGTACGACGAGCTTTACCCTGAGCAGGCTCCCAGAAGTAAATGGGAAGACGCTCTGTACTTTTTCTTGAACATGGCAGCAAAGGCTAGCGAACCGGGAGCTACTGCATTGGGAGCCGCTGGAGCAGCGGGTAAAGCAACCGTAGACCAAATGCGGGAGCTGAGAAAAGACCAAAGAGCGGCAGACTTGCTGAAGAAACGTGACTTGCTGAGTGCGGTGGCTGCTGAACGCCTGTTTGAGGCAAAGCCTCAAACTATGAAGCTGTACATAAATCCCGAGACACAAAAAAGAGAGTGGCTCACCGACGCTCAGCTAAATGATCGGGTCAGCAGCGGGAAAGCGGATAACTTAGTTGAATATACAGCTCCCAAGGCGGGCACAGGCTCTATTGTAAACCGTTTTCTTAATACGGTAGAGGGCGTTCTCCCTGCTCTTCGGGCTGGAGAAAAACTCACATCAGAGCAGATAGTTAAGCTCGGTGTACTTGCTAGAGAAATCAGTGAACCGACTACCCGTACATACACAGATGCCGATGGGAATACCGTGACCGAGACTTTTCCGGGAGTAGATATTAAGGAAGCGTTGCGGGGGGCTGGAGAGGAGGGGGTAGCAATACTAAGACAGATATTTCCCAGAGATACCTATGATGTAGTGACTGAAGACGAAGACCCCACCGGTACTGATGTAGTGACTGAAGACGAAGACCCCACCGATACTACTTATGCTCCAGTACAGATTAGGGTTGGAGACTCCATTGTAACTTCTACAATTGTCAGCAAAACAAAATTTAGTGAGGGCGTAGCTAAACTAATCACTAACATGGAGTCAGGTAGTCGAGCGGTCCATAAAGCGTATGAAGCCTTGTTCGACCTTGAAACTGTAGATGGAGTTGAGTCTAGAGTTTTTAACAAGTGGACAGCCGCCACCGCACACACCTTCGAGGATAAGAGCGTAGGCAAACCTAGAAAAGCTCGCGTAGCAATGAAGCAAGCGCTTGAGATAATACTAAGAGCACGGTCAGGCGCAGCTATACCTCCTGAAGAGCTGGAAAATTACATAGAGATGTACATGCCTTCATTTCTTGATGATGATGAGCTGGCGCGAGACAAGATACACGCTTTAGGGTTTTACTTTGACAATACTATTAAACTCATAGAGCAAGGCAGAAACATCCCATTTGACAAGGACAGAGTGGTCAAGGATTGGAGCAGTATCATGCCTGTTTCCGCAGCAGGAACACTCCCTAAAGCTGGAGCAGATGGAACAGGCGCTACTACTGCTAGGTCACCAGCTGTTACTATTTCTCCTGACACTGGAAAAGCTACGTTTAAGGGCGGAGGTTATTAACGATGAGCGCTGCTGACGACTTCGACGTCGAACCGGATTACACAACAGGGGCGCCAGCTAAGGTCAGGTCAATCGTTGATAATTTTAAGCGCGAACCTGAGAAGATGCTGTCCGTACTCAGGCAATTTTACTCGGACACTTATCCCTTAGAAGTAGGGGGAGAGCCTAATTTTATTTTCTACGAGCCGAACGAAGATGTCTGGCGCGTGTATAACCCCAAAGGTCTGGACTTCGGAGACGTAGTTGGCTTTGGCAGAGAACTGGCCCAAACCGGAGGCGGAATTGTTGGTGGCGCCACGGCTGTTGCTTTGGGACAGGTTCCTCCGCTCACAGCTGTACCAGACGAGGCTGTAACTGTACCCGCGTTTGCGGCGGCGGGCTCTACACTAACGGGGCAAGCCTACGATGCCATTACCAGTGCACTGCTGCCAGACCCGTTCTCTGAGACACTCGACCCAGCAAAGCAAGTACTAGGAGGAGCTACAGGGTTCGCCGGGGAGGCAGCTCTCGGTCCGGTATTAGGCAAAATAATAGCAACAGTCCCACAAAGCGCCAAGAGCGCCGGAGAAGGCATCATAAGGCGCGGTCTCGGAGTAGGCCAACAAGCACAAGAAAGAGGGCGGCGAGCGCTCGCAGACGCCGCTAATTTAGAGATAGAGGGGCTAACCGCTGGAATGATTAGCGGCTCTCCTATCGTGCAATCTATAACCGCCAGGATACTCCAGACCCCAGGAGGCAAGTCTCCTCTGGTGAGAAACTGGGAAACGCTGCGAGCATCCTTGGCAGACGCCGCGACTACTGTCGCTAAGCGATGGAGCAAACGCGGACGAAGGAGCGGGGAACAGATAGGAGAGATCGTCGCAGCCGGGGGAAGAGCGGCGCATAAGAGATTCCAAGAGCAAGAGGACAAACTTTACAAGGCGGCGTATGACCTGATACCGGAGGGTGCAACAGTAAAGCCCAACGCTATGCAAGCGCTTTACGACAGACTCACGGCAGAGGTTGCAACATCTCCTGAGGTGGCAGGGAGGTCTGCTAAAAAGGCGCTAGCTGAAATTGAAATGCAGCTCCGAGATACGGCCGTAACGGGCGGACTAAGCGTAGCTAGGTTTCGTAAGAACCGCACACTCTTCCGAGAAAGATACCTCTCTGCAGACAGGCTTCAAACAGATGCCACGCAAGACGAGCTGAGATACCTCGGCGATGTTTATAAAGCGTTTACCGCTGACATGAAGGGAGCTGTCACTGCAATCGACGAAGCTAATCCTGTGAGGCAAGAAGCGCTAAAAGCGCTAAACATAGCTGATAGGTATGTCCGCAGACGACACCATTCCGACGTGCCAGTCCTTCGAGAAATAGAGAGGAGGGCTAACAAGGGCAGCCTCGACGTATTCAAATTATTAAACAGAGACGTCAAAGAAAGCTCTGAAGGTATCAGGAATATATACAGACAACTAAAGCAAGAAGAGAAGGATGCGGTGACTGCATCTCTCGTTAAGCGCCTGGGATACATAAGCCCCGCAGGAGAGGGGGCCGCGGAAGAGCTAGTCGAGACTACTTTTTCTCCCGCTAAATTTCTTTCTCAGTACCAGGCCATTTCCTCTGATGCTAAAAACGCCATATTTGGCCAGGGCACATATAGGAAAAGCTTAGACACTCTGTCCAAAGCAATGCGGGATGTCACGAGCGAAATAAAATATGAGAACCCCCCGAAAACGGGAGACATAATTGCGTTAATTGCAACCTTTGCTCCGCTCCTTACTCCGATAGGCGGCGGTGTTTCAATGAAAGCTGCGGTAGGCGCAACTGCGGGTCTTATCGTCGCTCCGCACATTGCAGCTAGGTTGGTGACTAATAAGAAGTTCATCAACTGGCTGGTGGACGCTGCCCCCAAGATGCGAAAAAACCCCAACAGCGCATCACTCCACCTTGGGCGGCTCATGGAGATTTCATCCAGAGACATGCAGTTCAGGGAAGACGCTGAAGCCTATATTGCAGCACTGCCACAGACTTTGATGGGCGCAGCTACACAAACGCAAGACGCCTCTCCAGCGGAAGAGGCAACCGCTAGCTGGCTTGCTGCCACGGAACTCGGCGTTCCAGAAGGGTGGAGAGAGAAAGCTGTCGAAGCCAGCGACGTGCGGCAAGAAGAACAGATGCTGGAATCGCAAGCGATTCAAGACTTAGTTAATCGCATGGACGAAGCCAGGAGACAAAAGGTGCTGGACGCTGTCCGCCCTAGATGAATGATGAGTGGCGCACGCCAGGCTGGTTATTCGATATAGCGCAGGCAGAGTTTGGGAGCTTCGACACTGACCTGGCAGCGACCGCCGATAACGCGCTCGTACCCAACTACATCACCAAGGCGGAAGATGCGCTGAGCCCAGCGCTGCACTGGCCGTCGTTTGGCGAGAGGCTTTGGTGTAACCCTCCCTACAGCCGCATCGGCCCCTGGCTGCAGAAAGCAGCTGCGTGCAAGCACAGCGTCGAGAGGATTGTGTTCTTGATACCTGCGCCCAACGGAGAGTCGAGAGACAGGCTGCTGTTCGAACACGCGAGCAGACTCGTATTCTTCGACAAGCGGATATCGTTTTTGATGGAGGATGGACGTCCGAAAAATGGAAACCCCCGCGGCTCCTGCCTAGCTGAGTTTTCAGCCAGGCAGGACGGGGCACTAATAAACACGCAGCTTATTCGGCTCTGACTCAGGCGTGTGGATAGGAGTTCCTTCCCCTAATCATTGCCAAAACTCTTGTGGGATCTCCAGAATTCTTTTCAGGTCTCGCATACCGCTGTGAAACAATTGGCGTGCCCGTTCCAGGGATACTGTTTTTGTCTCTCTGGGTCCGCTCCCACTAGGGGGCTGAATTGTGTATGGCATTGTATCGCCGATTTCTTGAAACGAGGCACCCTCGAAAAACCGCTGCTGGATAGCCTGCGCGCCCCTGGGATTTTTCTTGGCCAGTTTGGCCAACGCCGCATGTACCAAGGTCCGAGACTCATCTTCAAGCAAGAGGGCCTCAGGGTCGCTTTGTCTTTCCAGCAACCGCACCTCATCCAAATTCATCTCGAACTCCACTTCATTTTTTGGGAGCGGCTCTTGAATGTGCTGCGGCGGAAACAGGTCCTGTGGAAGACAATTGAGTGTGTTGGCTAGCGCCTGGACGCTCGCAAGCCATTGTCCCGTAATTCTGCTCATCGGATAGCTTTTAAGGTTCAAAAACTCCCCGATACGCGACGCGCTGACCCCGCTTTCTCGACTCAGGGCTACGTTCGAGGGAAAGCCCATTTCGCGCATTCTCCGATGCAAATAGCCGTTCTTGACGCGGACCTGAATTAAGTAATCTTTCATAGCTCCTCCTAAGCCGCCTTGCGGCCACGATAGTCAGCGGCCTGCGCCAGCATGTACTCCACTGCAGCGCTAGCCTCCCTGGACGCCTTGAAAATGGCATTCTTGTCGTCCTGCAGCAGCTGTATCCAGCTGTGGATGTAACTGGCGTGGTCCTCACGAGGAGTGTCTGTGAGACCAATCTCGCAGCAGATCATGGCTGCGCCCAGCTCAGCCACCAGCTCCTCTCGGGCTCGACCAGTCTTTTCGGAGTAGTCGTGCTTCCGGTCCAGCCTGGATTTGTGGCCGGTGCGGTGAACTCCCTCGTGATACATCGTCGAGAAGAAATCCTCGTGCGAGTCAAAGCGCTCGGCGGCAGGGCAACGGATGAGGTCACGAGAGGGTGCGTAGAAGGCGCTGTCTCCGTGGTACTCGACCGGCGCCTCGTCTTCCATCGCCTCAATCAAATCCTGCGCAGCAGCATGACGCTCGCCCAGGACTGCCTGAGAAACTTCTCGGGGTTTTGGGTAGAACCGCTCGGGCAAGCCGTCGACCTGGGACGCGTTGAAAACAGGCGAGTAGTTCCAGAAGTAAATTTGCTTCTTGGTGCCCGGAGTATCGCTGTCTCGGTCGTCGACCAGCAGCGGTTTGGCGAATACTACCCAGCTTGGGCTCTTCTCGCCAGCGCGCACGCCTTTGCCTTTCTCGCGTATCCATTTACCACGGTCGTCCCTCTGCATGCCGGACAAGATGGCGGCTCGGTTGTAGGTCATCCAGTACGGATTGGGGAGACCCAGAATCATCAGCATCAGGGTGTTGACCCCCCGGTAGGGAGTGCCGTCATGACGCAGAGGCAACCCGGTGCCCGCATCCCACGGACGGTGCCAGGGAAGCACGTCGCCTGCCTGCAGACGTCCGAGCACCCACTCAGTGACCTGAGACTGCACGTCAGGTTTCGATGATTTCTTTTGCGTTTTCTTTCTCATGACCTCTCCTCCTCGTACTCTTTAATGACTGCCCAGAGTTTTTCTTTGGAAGGCGCCCAGGCGTTCACGCTTCTGGTACTAGTCATCCATCGGTAACTGTCGCTGCGCACCTCGATGTCCTTTGCCTCACAATCCGTATCGGGGATGAAATAGCTGACTGCATTCATTCGCTTGTATACGGTGCTCGATGAGCACCCGATGCGGTCCGCAATTTCCTGAGGGGTGGCGCTCTGGCCAGTTTCCATCCAGTGCCGATACACGGCCCGGCTGATCTCGTATTCATCGATTTTTCTGGAGTTCTTCATCTCAATATTCCTCCCGTATCCGTTTCTTGTCGTGACGCCTGCGTACTTTTTTGCCCCGGCGCTTAAATGCCTTTTCCCATGTGCGCGACAAGGCGTGGCTCTTCATTCGATTCGGGTCGTCCATCTCGTTGTCTCTCCTATCCGCCGAGCATCGCGCCCAGGGTGAACAGAATAACCGCGCCCACAAATGTAAATACAAACTGCAAATCTACACGTTGGTACATAATGGTCTCCGTTGAATAAATGAGAGTATATCAACGGAGGAATTAAATGCAAGCGTATACTATTCGTCCTCCGGGTGCTTGTTGACGACGATGAGCGACCAGCGTCCCCGCCTGGCCCGCGTGGCATCCAGCTCCAGCTCCACGGTCCCACCAGACCAGTGAACTGGCTGTTTAAACATGCCATGCAGGCGTTCAAAATCTCGGGTGTAGAGGCGCTGCGCTGACGGCCAGAGAGGCTCATCTTTCATCTTCCGGTGCACCTCGGGGAAGTTCCGGTGAATTCCCACTCCCAGGGTCTCACCGATACGCTCAGCGAGCTGAGATGCCTGCATAACGTCCGCCACCGAGTCCAACAGGACATTAGCGGCGTCATGCTCCTGGCGCAGCTGGCAGACACCGATGGGATTCCCCTCGCGCTTGGCCATGGGTTGGCCCACCATCTCGTAATAGACCGGCGCCATCGGCTCGCCCTCCCGAATTTTGCCAGTGTCGAGCACAATCCACCGACCGAGCTTCAAATCCAGAGACCTGCTCTTCCACGCCTTTCTCTGCTCAGCGTTTCTGGGCATCCAGTGCGACAGCGTGTACCCGCAGTCCAGGGACGAGTAGATGGCGCCTGAGCCGCGCCACGCGCTGGCGTCCCCCCGGTACCAGTCATGGTCTTTTGACCTGTCCTTGGGCGTGTGGTGCGCGTGCACGACCGCTGCGCCGGTGGCGGCGGACAGCAGGATAAACGCCTTGGTCAAAGCCGCCGCGGAGGTGGCCGAGTTTTCATCCATCGCATCAGACAACGTGATGTAGGGGTCAAGG